TTTGTATTTATAGTAAATAAGCCGCCATTACAGCGGCCTATCACTATAATGGTAACTTATAATTTTTTTGTTACATGTTTCAACACTTCCATTCCTTCATCTGTTTTAAAGAAAGCCGCAAGCGCGGAATATGGATGCTCATCAAAAGGAACTGTCATAAGTTTTCTTTTTGTTTCTCCATATGTAAATGTTCTTTGATCTTTAGATAATTGAATAAGACCAGCTTGTGTTGCTTTGATTCCAATATTACGTAATTCTACGTTGTCATCATTAGCAAGCTGAATAAATAAACCCGGTCTTCTTTTAGCAAATATTAAAAGATCTCTTTTTAGTTCCGAGCTGCTTAAAGTATCAACTTTACTTCCATACTCTACTCTTAATACCGCTTCCGCTTCATTAATATCCATTTGCTTAGCAACAAGCAAGGCTTGAATTTCTAATTCAATTTGTTCGGTTTCATTTATAGATATTTCTACAGGATTATATTCTTCATATATCACATCTTTATAAGGGTGATATAAAGATAATAATTTTTGAAGACCTACATCTTCTTTAGGCACCCTTAATGCCCCATCTTTAAATACGATGCGCCCTAATGTTACCATTCCTTTTTGCTCATCTACAAATGGAGTAGCTTGATTGGTAACATATCTTAATGATCTTTGATATCCATTTTCTTTGTCAAACCAAAGTAATTGATTTTTTCCAGAATGTCTTGAGGGTATTACATATGTTAAAGGCTTCTTATTGTTTTTCAACGTATAAAGCCTATCTCTGTATTCCCATTGTGGTTTTTGTGGTTTTTGAACTGGTGCGTTTTTTACACTAGTTGACTGAGGTGCAACCTCAACAGTTTCTTCTGCTTTAGCTTTTTTAGCCATAATATAATAAAATTAAATAATTAATAAAGGTAAGAGCTACCCCCGAAGTTTCATCGAGGGTAAATCTTACTTATATAGTTTATGATGCTTTAAAGATCACAAAGTTGTTAGCTCCTTGAACACAAAGTGCACGCTCTGATAAGAAGTGTACGTTCATTGCATCTTCGTCGCTAGTGTAGTTTCCACCAACAGATCCTGTAATCCAAGACTTCATTCTGCGATCGTCAGCTTCAGAAGCTCTATAACGAACGTGTAAGAATGGTCGTTGAATATTAGTACCTAATTGTTGATCGTATACTGTTGAAACTCCAGCAGGAACTAATACACCTTCAACATCTCCAACAAGCCCACGGGTAGCAGAATCGTTTAAGTATTTCCAGTCAGTTTTGTAGAAATCGTAAGAACCTCTACGGAAACCGTTAAATCCTAGGTTAAGAGCCATATCTTCAGAGTTTTCAAATACACCGTAAGAAGTACCGCCTCCATAAGGAGCGTTAATTGCAGCTAGCATATTGTCAAATCCTAAAGCAGTAGAGCGATCTAAGAAAAGCATATTTTCTTCAATAGCTCCTTGAGTGTCTAATTCCTTTAGTATAAGATCAAATTCAGCAAGACCATTAGTGAAAGCATATTGTATAGAGTCAGCAGGGTCAGCACCACCGCCGGCAGTTGTGTAAGCTCCAGTTCCTAAATCAAGGCCTGTAAATACATTACCTCTGTCTTCGATAGCGGCAAATAAACCTTCAGTCCCTGTAATTTGAGCTCCAGCGTTTGTACCAAGACTAGCAGGAGTAATAGGTCTATCAGATCCGTCTAGTAATGTTGATTTTTCAGCTTCAACCATAGACATTTCAAGGTAATCTTGGAAACGTAGTCTTGATTCGTGCTCAGATTTTAAGTACCATAAATATCCGCCTGTTCCTGCTTCTGTAGTTACTTCAATCCATCCAATTTGCGCAACGTTAGATCCATATACTGAATATTTGTCACGTAAAATGATTGGTTTGTTGCTAAAGAAAGTAGAATTAGCTTCAATAGATGACCCAACATCTTTAGAACCTTTACCGTATTCAGATCCATATACGAATAAGTTAAGGTTAGCTGCTCCGGCACTGTCAATTGTTACTGCTCCAGCCGCTGAAGATCCATACGCTACAACGTTAAGTGTTGCTCCAGAAACGCTAGTTACATAAAACTTTTGAGTTGTAAGGCCATTAGTAGATGCTAATACAACTGTATTTCCAGCAGATATTAAATGATCTGTGGAAGACATCGTAATAGTACTAGTGCTAGTTGCGAGATCTGTAGAAACATCACTGTAAGCAATATGCAAACGTCCCTGCTCTACCCATGTTACAACGTCAGAAGCCATAGGCATTTCAGCGCCTACCATTCTTAAGAATCCAGAAATTGTACGATTTCCAAATCTTTCGATTTCTTTTTCGTATACTTCTGGTAAAAATTGTTGATCGAATTTTAAATCGTCAATGTTCAAATAATTGTCCCAAGCCAGTTCTTTAACCGGTCTTGGAGTTACTCCAGTTGGTCCATTAGGACCTATTGCAATACCCATAATTTTTTAATTTAGTTTGTTATTTTCTAAGTTTAATTTTTAATTTAGAAGTATCTTGCCCATTTATAGCTTTAACAGTCCAGCCGCTAGAAGATGTAACTTTTTCATGCACGCCTCTCGCGTCCATATTAACATTCTTCGTTCTGGCCATACTATCTTTTATAGCGTCGGCTTTGCCTTGCTCGTAAAAGTGTTGCGCTACTCTATCGGCATTCATAGCTGTAAATAATGATTTATGATACCCTTTAGCATCTGACATTTCATTTTTATCGTTCAAGAACTTCTTGACAAAGTTATTAATGTCACTTTGGGTATTTTTAATCTCGCCTGCGTTTTTAACGTTAAACCTATATTTTTTGTCTCCAACCTGATAATCAAAACCTTTGAAATCATTTGAAAAAACATTATTGGTTTGGTTTAAAAACACTTGCTTTTGCTTTTCAGCTAATTTAGATGCTTCCGCATTTTCTTTATTATAGCGATTAAAAAATTCAACCGCTTTTTGCTGTTCAGGATTTAACCTTGATCCAGCTTTAATTTCTTCGTAATATTTAGACTTTAAACCGTCTAAGTGGTTTTTAGCCTTTGCTAGCTCTTCTTTGTAAGCTATTTTCTTTTTACGTACATCTCTTTCTTCATCAAGATCTTCATCATATGAGAAGTTATCTTCCATTAAGAAATTAATTTCTTCTTTGTCAAGATGAGGTCGAGTGTTTTCGTAATATTCTCTTAATAACTGATTTTCATTCAGCTGAGAGTAATCTTGATTTAACCGAACGTAGTCTTCAAGCGTTCCCCCTGTTTCATTCATAAAACTTACAACTTTCTGAATATTTTCAGGAAGCTCTACGCCTGCCTCTTGCTGTTCAGCAATTGCTTCAGCTACATCTTCTGTTAACTGCTCTGTTTGTTCCTGTACCTCCTCTTCGGTTATTTCCTCAAGAACGGGTTGCTCTTCATTTTGAACGGGTTGCTCTTCATTTTGTTCGGTGTCCCGTACTTCTTCAACCACTTCTTTGCTACCTTCCTCGTTTTGGGGTTGCTCGACAGTATCATCGCTTGCATCTGTGCTTTGCTCTTGAACGGCATCTTCTTCTTTATTTTGTCTTAAATCAACTTTAATAACGTCATCTTCTGCAGTTTGCTGAACAAATTGCTTAGGACGTTTTACTTTTAGCTTGCCCGTTTCTTCAACCGGCTGCTCATTAGTTTCTGCAGCTACATTCTCAATAGCCTCGTTTTCTTGGTTTTCCATGATAAAATATTATATAATTACTTTACTTATTATTACTTGGGTTCAAAAGAACCTAAGTCAAATCCACCGCCAATTATATCGTTACCCGATGATTCAAAGTTTTTAGGCGGAGTATTATTCTTTCTTTGCTCTATAAGCTCACTTTGCTGTGTAGCTTGAAGCTTGGTTCTGTCATCTTTTCTATCTTCTTTAAATGACTCTCTTTGTTTGTAAGTTTCAACCTCAGCATTCTTTAGCTGCATATTCATTTCAAACTCTAGCTTCATCAACTCCATCTTAGCCATTTTTTCTTGCTGAAGCTTTTGCATGTCTAATTCCGCTTTTGTTTGTTCAAGCTGCATTTTTTGCGAAGTAATAGCGTTTTGTTTTTGTATTTCCATCTGCGCTGCAACCTGTTGTGTTTGAGCGTTTGCTTCAGCTTGTGCTTGAATATTTTGTTGTTGCATTAATTGATCACGCTCTAATTTACGTTTACGTCTAATCTTTAATAATTGATTAGCTAACTTTATATTTTTAATATCACGTAAGTCTATAGCGTCATCTAAATCAATAAGCCCTGCTGACAATGCGGTTTGTATATTGTTTTCAAGAATTGCTTTTTCTTCTTCGTCTGGTGCTAATTCAATAAATATACCAAAATCATATAAATGCAATTCACTCATTTCTTGCAATGTAGCAACATTATGACGACCAATTTTTTGCACAAATGCGCTTGCTGTTGGGGAAAATTCTAATATATCAGATATTCTCAATGACAAACATTCTGCAAGTTCTGCTGTTATAAACAATCCTGCGTTTAATATATGGCGTGTAGCGGTATTAGAATTTGCCGCCGCCATTTTTTGCACCCCGACTAAAGCTCTAGAGTCAGGAGTACTACCGTCTCTAGCTTCATTAAGACCCGTTACATCACGGATCATTTGAAGATAATAGTTATACGTACTAATTAGCGCGCTAAGTTTATTACCACCTGAGCCGCTTGTAATTTCTTGAATTGGTACTTTACCGGGATTCATATCGCCTTCTTGCGTAAACGATCTACCAATTACAGAACCTGTTTGGAAAAACATGTTTAAAGCTTCCTGTGGATTATAGTTTGTACCATTACCTAAATCAATTTCGGCTAAGCCATCAGCATCAAGGTAAACACCGTCTGGCACCATTCTTGACATTACTTGCTGTAACTTTAAATGTGTCAACTGAATCATATCAGCAAAACCAGTTATACGACTTACTAAAGATTCTATTTTACCCTTATACATTCTTGGAGCAACAATACTATAGTTCATTTTTACTTTAGTATAATCACTTTTAGGCCTAATCATATTTTTAGCCATTTCCCATTTAAGTAATATATTAGTACCTAATATTAGCACCCCCTCATATAATACTTCTAATGATCTTCCAATTTTTTCTATACCGTATTGCTCTAAAACTTCAGCAGGTGGATCAAACTGATCATCTCGTGTTAATATCTTAGTAGCCCCTGTAGCTGTTTCTTTTACTTTATATACTTCGTTCATGTACGTTTTAAAATTAAAGTACAATACTTGAACAGTATTAGAATCAGCTTCATTGTAGTTTGTTAAAGTCCTGTCGTAAAAACCATTGCTGGTATACGCTGTCTTACTAATTCTTTCCATTTCTTGGTTAGTAAGATTAGGAAATTGCTTTTTAAGTTCGTTTAAAGGAACTTGTTTAACTTCTCCTACATAATATATATCTTCAAAATAAGGTGATTCAGTGTAAGAATATACTAAGTTAGCCGGATCTACATACTCAACTTTTACACCCTCAGATTGATTAAACGTATTTTTAACAG